ATATTATGTATCATAACGGTACTACATGGGTAGGTTACAATGATGCAACAGCATATCCAAGTGCAGATGATCAAGGACCTATTGTTTCAGCAAGTATGCCAACTGTACAATCAGATGGTAGCGCACTTGTAACAGGCGATCTTTGGGTTAGTACAGCAGACTTAGAAAACTATCCAACAATATACAAATACAACAGTGCATTAAGCGGAACAACTGCTCAGAAATGGGGAGCACCAGTCGACACTAGTGATCAAACTACTGAAGACGGTATACTTTTTGATGATGCACGTTACGGAACATCAGGTGGTACAGCAACAGTTGCACCAAGTGGAACAATTGCAGAATTAGTAGCAAGTAACTACTTAGACCCAGATGCTCCAGATCCGGCACTATATCCAAAAGGTATGTTGTTATGGAACCTACGTAGAAGCGGATTTAATGTTAAGCGTTTTGAGCGTAACTACATTGATACTTCAGCAGATAATTTACGTATGGGCGTTGCAGGCGCTGTACCAATGAGCGGTTACTATCCACACAGATGGGTAACTGATTCAGCTAATCAAGCAGACGGTTCAGGTAGCTTTGGACGTAAAGCACAACGTAAAGTAGTTGTACAAGCAATCCAAGCAGTAGTTAACAACAATGATGAAATTAGAGATGATGAATCAAGATTGTTTAACTTAATGGCAACACCAGGTTATCCAGAACTAATTGGCGAAATGATTTCACTTAATAATGACAGAGGCTTAACAGCATTTATCTTAGGTGATAGTCCAATGAGACTAAAACCAGATGCAACTTCATTAAATGAGTGGGGAACAAACGTTAATACAGCAGTAGAAGATAATGACAACGGACTTGTAAGTAGAGATGAATACTTAGGTGTATTTTATCCTGCAGGATTTGCAAGCGACAACTTTGGTAACAACGTTGTAGTTCCAGCTTCACACATGATGCTACGCACAATAGCATTAAGCGATCAAGTAAGTTATCCATGGTTTGCACCAGCAGGTACAAGACGTGGCGGAATTACAAATGCAAGTTCAACAGGTTATATTAATAACGAAGGCGAATTTGTAAGTGTAGCACTTAATGAAGGACAAAGAGACACTTTGTATTCAAACAGTGTGAACCCAATTACGTTTATTACAGGTGCAGGTCTTGTTAACTTTGGACAAAAAACTCGTGCAAGAGGCGCAAGTGCTTTAGATAGAATTAACGTAGCACGTTTGGTTATCTACTTACGTAGTCAACTTAACACACTTGCTAAGCCATATATCTTTGAGCCTAATGATAAAATTACACGTGATGAGATTAAACAAGCAGCAGAAAGTTTGTTACTTGAGTTAGTTGGACAGCGTGGATTGTATGATTACCTAGTAGTTTGTGATGAATCAAACAATACTCCAAGCAGAATTGATAGAAATGAACTATACTTAGACATTGCTATTGAACCTGTTAAGGCAGTAGAATTTATCTACATACCACTAAGACTTAAAAATACTGGAGAAATATCAGGACTTTAAACTGATAAATATATATAACAGGAGCAGACTAAATGGCAATTTCAACACTATCAAAAATTACAGTTCCACTGGCTAGCGGAGATTCCGCTAGTAACCAGGGACTTTTAATGCCAAAGCTACAGTATCGCTTTAGAGTGACACTAGAAAACTTTGGCGTATCGACACCAACAACAGAACTTACAAAACAAGTTATTGACGTAACTAGACCAAATGTAAGTTTTGAACAAATGACACTAGACGTTTACAACTCAAGAGTATACCTAGCAGGTAAACATACTTGGGAACCAATCACACTTAACTTGCGTGAAGATGTAAACAACAATGTACAAAAACTAGTTGGTGAACAACTTCAGAAACAATTTGACTTCTATGAACAGTCAAGTGCAGCATCAGGACAAGATTATAAATTCGTTACACGTATTGAAATCTTAGATGGCGGCAACGGCGCAAATGTTCCAACAGTACTTGAAACATTTGAACTATACGGTTGTTACTGTGAAAGTGCAAACTACAATAGTTTAGCATATTCAAACTCAACTGATCCAGTAAGTGTTACACTAAACATTCGTTACGATAACGCAATCCAATCACCACAAGGTACAGGTATTGGCACAGCTATCGGACGTACAACTAACACTCTAGTAACTGGCGGCGGCGCATAATAAAAATAAAATTCATTTAGTCTTTTTTAAGGGAGCCATTGCGCTCCCTTTTTTCTTTATATACGTACTTTAATAAGTTGGATAAATATTAGTATGGCAAATAAATTCAATGCATTGCTCGATTCAATTGCTAACGGAGCACTTAATCCAAAAGGAAATTTAGCAGATTTCCAACACGCATCAAGATTATATGTTGATGACGGACTACGTCTTGCACCTAAAGCAAAATTTACTTATCATGTAAACTTTGAAGTAGCACTAGAAGCAAAAGGTATTCTTCCTGCATTATTTGAAGGCCCAGGATTAAATGAAATTGGCATGTTAGTTAAACGTGCTGACTTGCCTAAATTTACTGCAAATGTAGAAACTAGAAAAAAATATAATAGACAAAAGAATTTTCAAACCAGTGTTCAGTATGATCCGGTAAACATTGATTTCCACGATGACAATCAAGGGTTAACAACAGCATTATTGCAAGCATACTATAGATACTATTTTGCTGACGGTAACCAACAAAAAGATAGCGGCAGAGCATATGGTACTAACCCACACAGCACATACGAAGGTGTTAGTAGAAACCAATATAAGTTTGGTATGGATGTAAACAATCCCGGAGTGCCGTTTTTTAAATCTATAAAAATTAGTGTAATGTCAAGGAAAGAACACTTAACATTTACACTAGTAAATCCAATTCTAACTAATTGGGCCCACGATACTGTTGACAATTCAGACGGTGCAGGTACTATGACAAATAGTATTTCCGTTGCATATGAAAGTGTGTTTTACGAGCAAGGTCCTACTACTATTGGTGGACAAGGTGATCCTACAGGATTTGGACAAGATCATTATGATACAACACCTAGTCCAATTACACTAGAAGGTGGCGGACAATTAGGACTTGGTGGAACAATTGGCAAAGCTATGGACTTGTATTCCTTTATTGCAAGTGGCGGCGCATATAATAATCCATTACTAGTTGTACTACAAGGTGCACAACTTATCGGTAATGTAAGAAATTTAAGCAAAGAAGGTATAAGGCAAGAAGGATTTAACATACTTACTAGTGCAATTGGACAAGCTACAGGAACAAATGTAAGTGGAGTTGCTCAGACATTTTTTCCAAAAAGCAGCGGACGTGGAGGAAGTAAAGATTTATTACTTGCGGCAGCTGTAACAGGAGTTGCAGCAGCTGTAACTAGTAGTAAAGGATTCTTAAAAAATAATCCTGCGGCATTATCAAGTGCAGTTGAAAAACAAGGTATAAAAGATATACAATCTAATTCAGGTGTATCTAGAGCTGAAGCCCAATCAATACATAGAGCAAATTCGTCTAATCCTAATTATATGAGTTCATTAGAAAACAAGGTGACCGGAACATGACAAATAGCAGTTTACCAGTACAAACACAATCTGGCGATAAACGAGTAACAGAATTTTTTGACAAATACTTTACAAAGAAATTAGAGTTTAGTACAAATGAAGTTGATGCTGTAGTTGCATTTTTTGAAAAAAGAGGTTTTGATAGATCAGCAGCAATTAGTACAGGAACAATTTTGCTCCAACAAGCAAAATTAGATGACATAAAAGTGTTTGTATTACTCGACACATTAAAAGACTTTGACGAAACAAAACTAAGTGCAGTAGTTGCAGAAGTATTAAATTACAATAGAATTAATACTAGCACATTAGGATTTAAAAGTAACGCTGTAGTTGACACACTTGAAAAACGCAACGTAGTAGTGTAACATGGCTAGATTTGCTCAAGGTAAATTCAATCCAAAATTTCCAGAGAAATATATAGGAACTAAGACACCAACTTACAGATCAAGTTGGGAGTTTGCTTTTATGCAATTCTGTGATAATCATCCAGCAGTAGCAAAATGGGCTAGTGAAGCTATTAAAATACCTTATCGAAATCCCCTTACTGGAAAACAAACAATATATGTACCAGACTTTTTTATTGCATATGCTGATCGAGGCGGCAAACAAAAAGTAGAACTTATAGAAGTTAAGCCTGCTAATCAAACACATAGAGAAAAGTTAGGGCGTAGTAGAGCAAATCAAGCGGCGTGGATAGTTAATCAAGCCAAATGGGAAGCAGCATATGCGTATTGTAAGCAAAATAGCATACAATTCCGTATAGTTACAGAAGACGACATTTTTCACAACGGCCGGCGATGATCCGATAAATAAGTGTGTATATTAAAGGTACCACAACATGACTAAAAAATTAGAAGAACTGCTTAATCTACCAGAATCAAAAGATTTAGTAGATCAAGACAAGAAAAAGTCTAAGGCCGAAACAGCTATTGTAGAGCAAGAAGAAACTCTAAGAGATATTGCTGAGTTTGATAAAATTGCTAGTGCATTGCCTAGTGTTAAGGGTTTAGGCGAAAAAGCAGACGCAGAACTTAATGATATTGCAGAACGTGCTCTACAAAGTTACGAAGATCTAATGGATTTAGGTATGAATGTTGAATCTAGATATGGCGGCAGAGTGTTTGAAGTTGCTGGAAGTATGCTTAAAACATCTTTAGATGCTAAGGTAGCTAAAATGGACAAGAAACTTAAAATGATAGAACTACAACTTAAGAAGGAAAAACTGGACAAAGACACTTCAGGTAATGAAGGTGATATTGTAAACGGTGACGGATATGTTGT